GAAGATTCAGGTTCAAACAGCAACCCTGCGGTTGAGATAAAGAACGATGCGGTTCATTGGAAACTACAAGCAAGAGGCGGGTCAAGTGACAATTTCCAAATTACAGAGGGAAGCAACACCCACGTTGTCGTTGATACATCCGGTAATGTCGGAATAGGCACTACAAGCCCCGATTACGAATTAGATGTAGCGGGAGACATCGGTATAGACTCATATCTTCGTCATAATGGAGATGCAGATACTTATCTAAAATTTGACACAGATGGAATTAGATTGGTAGTAGGAAATGACTTAGCGTTTCACTATGAAGAAGATGCTACATCGAAACTACATCTGTCATATAATGGAGAAGCAGATGTCGAGATAGGAAATGCAGGTGGTACTCCCGATTTCTTCTTTGGTGGTTCACAAGGTTCTTACAATGGTAGAATGGGAATAGGAACCACGAGTCCAGCCGAAAAACTCGAAGTGAGTGGCAACATCAAGGCAACGAACATCAAGGCAACCGGAGCAATTCTCAATGCGAATGAACGACTGATAAGCGCAAGCAGCCAATTGCTCGATGTCCAATGGGCGTTGGGTTCGGGTTCAGATACAAACGGATATTACAACTTCACTCAGAATGGTTCCACTAACGAGAATGAGAGAGTATGGGGTGATGCTCCAGCCCCATACTATCCGAGCCGAGGAATCCTGTGGCAGATGACGAATCAAGATGCAGGAGGAGGAGATGGTGGTTGGGAGACTGCAAGCATTCCTATTGATAACACGAAGACATATCGTTTCAGCGTCTTCGCCAAGCAAGAGAGTCCGCAATCCGGTAATGGCTCAATGACAATGTATTTCGGTTCGAGAGGCTATGGAGACACGAACGGCCTAGTTCACGTTGATAACGATAGCGTGAACACCAACCCATACTTTTGGAATGGTGACTTGCCCGAAGCAGGTAAGTGGTATCTAATCGTAGGTTATGTCCTGGGAAGCGGAGACACATCCCCCGACACCAACATCTATGGCGGCATCTATGATGTTGATACAGGCACAAAGGCCGCTTCCCTTATTGATAGTTTCAGGTGGCACACCGATACCACTACCACTAGGCATCGTTGCTATCTGTTCTATTATGACGATACAGGCAATACAGATCCCGATGGCTACTTCTTCGGCCCGAGATTGGATTTGGTCGATGGGACAGAACCGCCTATCTCATCATTAGTCAATGGAGGGTACTTCTATTCCACCAAAGACTCAACGGTAGTGAGTATCGTCAATAACTCTGCTTCCGCAAATGCAGATGCAACATTGAGGTTGATGTCTCAACATGGCTCGGATACCTGGGTTGAGCTGACAGAAAACACATACGGAAATTTCGAGATAACAGGTGGGGCAAGCACTCGCAGGTCAATCATGAAGATGACTGACCACGATACGGACACAGGCACTTTGTCCTTCAACGCCGACCACAAAGATTGGGACACCAAGATATACGCAGATTCAGCGACTGCTGCCATAATGGTCGATGGTTCAACAGACCGAGTGGGTATCTTCAATGAAAGCCCCTCAACGGCATTAGACGTAGGAGGTGACATAACCGCAGAGAGGTTGAATCTCAACAAGGCTAGTGGCTATGCTAGTATAGAGGTTGGTGGCCCATCAGGTGCTTTCATAGACATGAAGAATGATTTTGCAAACGATGACTTTGATGCTAGATTCATTACAGACGGAACGGGATTGGATATTATTGCTAATGGCAGTAATCACATTACCTTGAAGACAAATGGCACAGAGAGATTCAAAGTCGAAGACGCATTAATCACGGTGGCTCCGAAGACAACTTTCACCACATCTGTCAATATTGGTTCCGCGACAAACTCTCCTGCTGAGTTGAACATAGTGAGAGGCGGTGAGGGTGCAGAATTGATTAACTTCTCTGAACAGGATCAAGCAGACATTGAGTTCGGTATCTTTGGAAACTTCGCAGGTGGTGGAGAAACAGGAAATGCCATTTACGTTGGAACGGGTATCTCATCCTGGGCAGGTAATGCCGAACCAATAATGCTGTTCCGAGGCGATGGGAACGTAGCGATAGGTGGTGAGGAGGCCGACATTGATATTGCAAGCGGCAAGGGTCTGCAAATTTTCGATGGCACACAAGCGAACCTCAGACTGACGGATACATCCGATTCTGCTTCCTCTGACATTGCTCAATCAGCAGATGACTTGTATATCATCAATAGAAAGACTGCTGGTGACATAAAATTCAGAGTCAATAGTAGCAATGAGGTATTGGCATTAGACGGTGGCACAGTAAGCGGGAAGTTCTATCGTAATAGCTCCGCTACCACCGCACCACTACTGTCTCTAGTTGAAGATAGCGTATATGCGGATAACGCTACTCTCCAAGTCACAACAGACAGGACAGACGGGGCCATACCTTCAATCAGCGTAATTGGTGGTGCGGTCACGGCAAGCGGGCCTAACGGTTGGGGAACATGGGAACACAGGCATTTCTATGCTAGGAACTATGGAACTGCAACAGGTCAAGGTTCAGGATTACATCACATAACGGATGGAGATGAAGGAAACATAAACGCCTTTTCCCTGCCATACGATGCTAAACTAAGAGCAGTTCAAATCACATATAACACATCAACAGACCAATCAAGTAGCACAGCAGACCAAACATGGAGATTGTTCCATAGTGGAGATGCGGCCAATGTCATCACGAACATAACTGTGGACATAAGCAATGATTTCTCAAATCCAAATGGCAACCAATACATTCATCTAGCAACGGGCTTGGATTTAGATATGCCCAAAGGAAAAGGATATTCGATGAGAAGAGAATCAGGAAACCTAGACATATTCATTGTGAAGATAGATCTTTACTTTACAAGACACACAACGAACTTCTGAGGAAATAACATGGAACATCAAGGCGAGAAAATAGTAGAAGAGATAGAAGTGCCGGTTTTGGATGAGGATGGAAACATAATAGACATTAAAATTGAGAAGAAAATCTCATGGGGGTTGCCGAAAGGATATAGTGGCTCATACTATGATGAAACGATAACTGATGAGGACAGGTTAGCAGATGCCTGGGATGAAGTTAGAGATGTTAGAAAGAGCCTATTGAAGGTGGTCGATGTCTATCAGGGAACTCTTCTTTACAACTCCTTGACCAAGACCAAACAGAACCAATTAGCCAAATACAGGCAAGATTTGTTGGACATCACTAACCAGGAGAGTCCTGAAGAGGCAATGAAGAATCTTCCAAAGACTCCAAAATGGCTGAAATAACAATGATAGCCCTGACATCTTTATGAACCATGTGCATCTGAGGCGTTATAATGACTGATGAGCCAAGAACAATTACTATGGAAGAAGCAATCCCTATCCTGCAACAGCAGAACGCAGACCGCTTAGTTCTGCTTAGATTGTACCAATCATACGCTTCTGAGGTTTCAAACTTCGTCACACAGAGAACCAACCAACTACAACGTGATGTGCAAGAAGTCCTAGCGGCACAACAAGCTAGGAACCCACTTCCTGATGACGTTATAACGGAAGATGAGGAAGAAGCGGAATCAGATGAAGAAGATTCCGACTCTGAGTGATAGTTGCTAAATAGCATTGTCAATCTAGCCTAGCACGATAGCATATGGCGAATGCACTATACAAGGGAGATCTCGCAGAGGTTTCGTTCGGTAAAGAAACAGGGCTAAGGTGTGATGGGGCCACTTGGACATTAACTTCGAGCACAACAAGTACGAGTACGATTACAATCGGTTCGGGTGCTTATTGGCACACAGGGTCATCAACAGTCGTTGAGATTCCCGATAACATCCTGGTTGGGTGTGTGGTCAAGATTACAGGTGGGACTAACTTCTCCGCAGATGACTACGCTACGACAAGAAGAACCTACTACATAACAAAGAATGACACAGGGGCAGGTACAATAGTCGTTCAACCCGCTTTGGCTACGAGTGCATCCCAGGCCGCAGGTGGTTCTGATAGCCTAGTCATTGAGTCGTTCAGATGTCCTACGTTCGATTCGGGTATGTCGGATGCAACGAACGGCCAAAGAGTCAGGACAGACCAATTCTTCGGATTACTCAACGAGTTCGCAGTACCGGAACCACAGATAAACGTGAGGAAGCAACACGTCATTGGCATGGGCAGGGATGTCAATGTGATTACGAGTGGCCGTGAAACTCTCGAAGGTGGTTCTCTTGAAGTCAATGCCCACAGTATGAGGTGGCTCAAGTATGCGCTTGGGGGGCATACGGCAAAGAGCAACGGATCGTTTGCTACAATAGCAGCAGGTGCTCATACTGTCTCTGAGAAGCCATTCAACGTAGCCGATGACGGAAGCGTGACAGGAAAGGCCGAATTGCAGTCCAACTCTTCAACTACGGCAGCTTATACCGCTATCGCATCATCGGGAACGGTTTTTACAGGATTGGATAGCGTTTCTAGTACGACAGGCACTAACGTATTGATTGGTGCTAATGTGGCATCGGTTCAAAACACAACTACTGCAAGACTAACGGCAAAAGCCGTCTTCAAGGTCACAAGCGGAACTGCCGCAGGTGTCCTCAAAGTGAACGATAGTGGGACTACGAAATACGCATCTTACACAGGAATATCCTCAGAGGATGTTGAGGGTGTAGCAGACATCGACTCTGGTGCGGCGACTCTAGCACTTGATGCTGGCAAATGCATAGTGCTACTGCCTCCAATCGGAGGTGCAATATCCATAGGAGACACGAGAGTGAACGTAGGTGCAACGGTTCGTGCTATGTTCTCAGTAGGAGACTACATACAGATCATCGACAAATCCACTCATCAGATTCCTGGTCAGGATGGAACGCCACCTACGATATTTAAGCACGAGATTAGGAGAGTCATAGCAGTCGAGGGAAGCCACGTTCACGTTGAGGAACCATTCCTGTTCGCCCACGCAACGACTGATTGCGGAGTCGATAGGCTACGATACACCGCAGATGCGACAAAGGGTAGCCCCAACATCAATGCCACCACGAAGGAGCTTCAGAACGGCGTGACACACACACTCTTCGGTCACAACACCGTACCTTCCTTCACAGTCGAGCAATCTCTAAGGAACAGCGATGCTACTCCTGGTGGTGAGCAATTACTCAGACTGTATAGCGGATGCAAGGTAGGAGATGCCACAGTATCGGCAGACACAGAGGGCGAGTTGAAAATCCAATGTGGATACCAGGCCGCTAGGCACTACACAGACACAGGTAGTATGTTCTCTCCTCACAGGATGTTCGACAACACGGCATCTACTAGCGCAAACAGAAAGGTTAGCGGGATAGCAGTCGATGGCGAGAAGCCATACCTGTTCCAAGACATTAGCATTGAGGTCTTTGGAAGGCCCGTTCTTAGAGCTACATCCTTTAGCCTGAGTATGACTAACACCAACACCGCACGATACTTCATCAGAGGATACGAGGGACAGACTGCTGATACAGATCAGGTGCAACACGGTGCTACACAGACACCTCTTGACATTACAGAAGGAGTAAGAGAATACACCTTCACCTTCAAGGCTCTAGTTGAAGATGACAGGCTATGGGAAGAGTTGAGAACTCGAAGACACCATCAGAACACCAATGACATCACCTTCACTATGACCAAGCCAGGAAGTGCCACTACGAGGCAGACCGCCACCATCACCTTAGAGGACTATACAATCATGAAGGCAGACCATCAGATACCTTCCGACAAAGGCCCAATAGAGGCAGACTTGGAATTGGTAGTCCGTCACATGAAGGTGACTGAAAACAATCCATACTTCATTTTATGAGAAAAGAGTAATGAACCATTGAAGAGGAGCGTTATACAATGAGAATAACCGGATTCATCACAATCAATGGCTCAAGGGAGTGGCTTGATTGGACTTTGACAGGTGACGGCATTGTCGAAGGCCCAGGTCTGAGTGCAGCAGAGATAACCTACGAAGGTACGATTACAGCACCCGTTGAGGAAGAGATAGCACCGACAGATGGGTATGAGGATCTTACTGTCACTGAGTTGAAAGTTCAATTGACACAGAGAGAGTTGCCAATCTATGGCAACAAGGAACAACTAATTAGCCGATTAAGAGAGTGGGATGTTGCCAATCCCTCCGGCTTAGAACAGACTGATGTTGGGGAAGCAGAAGTCGCACCAGAGGTAGCAGATGGAGATGATACCGTCTATCTGCCCGAGGATGAAGGAGAGGTAGAGGATGGCTCTGAAAGCGAATGATTTCCTATCTATCTCATCAGCCGTGAGGCATGAGGTTGAGACACCTATCGGTTCCCTTGTTGTATATGTTAAGCCGATGACTTGGATTCAGCAACAGGAAGCAGTCTCACGCTTCGTTGATTTCAGAATCGCAGACGATGGAGAAGTAGCTCCGAAGATTGACTTCGGTGGCTATTACTCCTATGTCCTGTTGAATTGCATAGAGAGGACAGAACCTGCCATATCGAAGAAGGACATACTGAACATAAGTCCCGATGTCGGTAAGGCGATAATGAGTGTCCTACCAGGCATCACAGATCTTACTGATGCTCTTGTTGGCGGTGAACAAGCCCCTTTGGAATAACCTACCCTCAGTTGCGAGCATTCATCCACTCAGACGGAAGGGTAGGAGACTTCACACCGGAACAAAGCGTAGCCCTCTCTTATCAGACTATTACCTATGTTCTAGGCAGTCATTTCAACTGCCCTCCTCATTCCTGGGATGACCAACCTCCTGAGAAGGTTCACTTCCTGTATAACTTCGTCAAAGCGGTACAGGAAAAGCAATCAGAAGAGATGGAGAGAGCAAGAAAAGACGCAGGGCGTTATAACGCCGGAGGAAAGCGAAATAAAGGCCAACCCTTACGCACGACAAGTGATAGTGCCACCCTTACAGATAGTTTCGACCTAATGAACGCAAGATTGAGGGAGCAGGATGGCTGATAACGGCATTGCAGACTTCGTAAAACAAGTCACTCTCGCCAATTCTGCGCTTGAGGGCAAGTTCAACAAATCAATGGGTGGAACCCTTGCTAAGACTACGTTATTGTCAAAGGCATTTGGCCCCTTTCTTGACGCTTGGATTAAGATAAAGTCAGTAGTGGAATTGGCTGTGACTCCCTTTACCGCAATTTTAGTCCCATTACAATTGGTGAAGAAAACTTCCGATGGCATCAAACTCACCTTTCTTGGATTAGTCGGCGTATTCATTGCAGTCGCCGCAGGTATTGCGGCACTAACAGACAAGTTGGGAGTAAATAATGAGGGTACTGAGAAGCTCAAAGAGGCATTGGGGGGCTTACGGGATACGTTCCAGGAGATTTTGAATAAGGTACAAGAAGTGGATTTCCAGCAAATCTTAGACAATGGCACAGAGGTTTTCAATGGCCTACTGTCATTGCTATCAACAGTCGCTGCTGAAATTATAACGTGGGTTGATTTTGTCATTACGACATTCCTCGAACTACCTGCAATCTTTGAGGATCTCGGATTTATAGATACATTCAGAGAGGCATTTGATGGAGTATTTGGTTCAATTGAGAATCTAATAGGTTCTGTGAAGGATGCATTGACTGCCTTTGGAGGAGAAGGTGAAAGCGTAGCGGAGATAGTCGGCGGTGCGTTTGAGACAATAGGGACTAAATTAGTAGAGATGGGTGCAGCCGACTTAATCAACGGGATTATTGATGTAATCGGAGAACTCGTGGAATTAGTAATCAACTTACTCGCAGTATTCATTGATTTAGCAACAGAAATAGGAGGTTCGGATGCCTTCGGAGTCTTTGCCGATGCACTCGAATCGGCTCTCGGTGTTGCATTTGATGCACTAAATGGATTTTTGGATTTCGTTGGTGGAATGTTAGAAACAATCAATGACGCTTTGACGGGCGAAATAACCCTGAGTGAAGCGTTTGACCAAGTGGTCGAACACGTCATGGGTGCAGTTGAGGGGATAATAGATTACCTAACGAATATTGATTGGATGGGGATAATTTCAGACGGATTAGGTATGTTGGGTGATATAGGGGGCGCGGCGTTGGATCTCATTGGCTTCTCAGCAGGAGGCATAGCATCCGGCCCGACAAGCGGATACCCTGCTATGTTGCACGGCACAGAAGCAGTCGTTCCCCTTCCTGATGGCAGAAGCATACCTGTATCACTTGAAGGGACAGGCGGTGGTGGTGGAGGCAATGCTACTTTCAACATCAATGTGAGTGGTGGTAAAGGAGATCCTGAGTCGATTGCTAAGGCAGTCGGCAAAGAAGTCCAGCGAGTGTTCAAGTCGCGTTCTAGGTCTGGTGGATACGGGAGGGGTATCTGATGCCTAAGATTCAACTCATAAAGCGAGACAGTAGTGTCTTGGAGCTAGATGCTGAAAACATCCAATTTGACTTGACTAGGATTATCACCGCACACGCTTTGCCTATCTTCAACACTCGTGCCGCCATAGATTTGAATCAGACCAATATCAACATCATACTAGAAGGAATCATCACAGACGATGTTTCTGCTAGTCCTGGTGTGGGTTCCGCCTTTACCATTGATACATCCATCAATGGCAGTCAGACACTAGAGGCTACTTGGTATGAGTTGTTTGCAAGTTGGGCCGCAGTCAAGACTGAACTAGATGGAGTTGAGATACGATTCAAAAGCATAGGTCAAATCAATGCTAATCTCGGGGAAGACATCACAATCAAATTGAAGAATGGAGCAGGAAGTAGCACAGTAGCCACCAATAGCATCATCTTAGTGAACATAGCATCAACCACGAGTAGTGACAGCCTATCCGACACGATAGCGTCTGCATTAGGTGGTGCTCAGGTCAAGGTAAATACAGTCACTACTAACTTCTCAGACATATTCACAACAACTCAATCATCAGGGCAATTGGAAACACTATCCCAGGACAGTCAAGGTGGAACAGGGTTCAATGGTGAGAAAATAACAATCACCAACAAAACGGCTGGCTCTGCTGGCGATCATACTGTCACGGTTCAGAAAGACAACGCAGGACAAGCGTGGACTAAGCAATTCCTTGTGACTAATGCACTAGGCGGACAGGCAGCAGTCCAAATGACTATGGAAGATAAGGTGCAAGATTTGCTCAATCTTGCTAACATGAGTGCAGGAGGTGGTTTGGTCAGCCCTAATGCTCTTGCTGGTTCTGTTGTCGATTTGCCCGAAGGCGTTGCTTCTTTCGATGCATCCAAGTTCCTGAGAGTGGATGAGGCAAAGACGGTCAAGAAATACATCGTTGGCATTAGGATACCCTACGAGTCATTAGCCTCCTCAACCACAGGAAATAGAGTGTTGAGGCAATATCTCATCCCATCAGGTATAGGCACGGACTACTCTGCTTCTGCCAATACTGCCGAGTTCGATCCTACTAATGTTGTGAATAATCAAACAGTCAGGCCAAACCCATTCTTAGAACAGGGTATAGCCATACCTGCTATATTGACTATGTTCAACCCAAATTACAATGCGGGCGATGGCTATTGGTCATACTCTATGACTGTCGCAGCAGTTGAACAATTGGTGGGTATATGATATGGGCATCGTGAGATTTCATGGCAAAGCTCTCCGTCTGAATGGCTTGACGGATGGATTAGTAGTCCCAACGGGTAAATTTAGAGAAGCAGGTTTCGACTTGAGGCCAAAGGAGTTTGCCGCCTCTATCAAATCAACCAAGAGTCATGCCACGAAGACGGGCAGAATGCACATCGAATCCCCTTCCAACCCCCTTAATGCAATTAGAGGGGCGTTCACCATTGATGCATATGTCATACCCGATTACGGTGGCGTGATTGTGGAGAAGCCTGGTTCATTCAGACTAAAGTACGGAGAGCCATTCTCAAATGGGAAAATGATATTTGAGGTACATACCGCAGACAGGCCATACACTCTCTCAACAGCCTTTGACGTATCTGTCAAGACATCAAACAACTCAGGAGTATATTCTTCCTCATCTAATGCACACCGCCCTCAAGACATTACCACAGGACAACAAGGATTAGTCCTAGTCACGGCTCAATACACTCAAGATGAATTGAAGTGTTATATCAATGGAGACTTGGTGGCAGATCTCAATCTAGGTGGTGAGGGAAAACTACTGCAACAATCCTCATCTGACATATTCATAGGTGGAAGAGGCGGCGAGTTCAGAGGCATCATAGAGAGTATCAGAATCAACCAATCAATCGACACTCCTTCCATCGAGCCTCTTGTCAAAACGGAAAACACGTTTGGCCTATGGCAATTCGATGACGAATATGATGTTCCCGAAGTGTATTTCTTTGATAATGCACGACCAGGAGCTACACATCAAGGAAGAGATGGCCCTACCACTCACGATGGTTTGCTTGATGTTCCAATGGTTGGAATTGGTTATGATTTCAACACCACTCACTTCAAGATTAGAGATTATTCAGCAAATCCTGGAGGCCCAACAGACAGGTACACGGCTCTTGAGAAACTAGCCGCACTGACACAGGGCATACCCTTAGAGGAAGTCAAAGACCAAACGTGGTATTCTTCAACACTTGACTTGACAGACCAAGCCTACTTCACAGGAGTCAGTTCAACGGTTCTCAACGCAGTAATCAATCACGCAGGAACAAGTCCTACCACCGGAATCATAACACCTCCTGATTCGCAGAATGTTAGATTCTCTGGAAACGTAGTCCTTGCAACATCATCGTCATCCACACTGAACCCCTCGGTGAACCGAGTGGAGCGAATCAGAATAACAGGATTAGACTTTGCAAATAATAGGGTGAATTGCACTTCTGTTCACTTGGCTAACGATGCTGCAAACGGAACTATCGACAATCTCCCAACCACACAGGGACACATCTTCTCACACACGGACAACACTCCTGTGTATTTCACGTTAGGCAAAGCGGATTTGCTTATCGACCCAGGAAACGAGGAAACGCATAATTCGGTATCCAATCAACGCACTAGAAAGAAAGACACTTTCACTTTGGCACAATACACTCAAAGCCAAAGATTCTCGGATGCATCAGGGTTCTCGAATGACGCATATTTCTTCTCAACAAAGAGTCGTAGCACCGCACTAACCGATGCCAATACCCTATACGATCCTAGCGATACATATCCAGGCATGGGGGCTGTGACATCGTACTCTCTCGTTGAAGGAGACTTCTATCTGAAGATGCTACCATCCCCTGACGAACAGACCGTCAAGCAGACCGTTCAGGGTATTGCTAATACATTCACATACACTAATGAGAACGTGGCAATCCATAGTCTCGTATCTGAGAATGAGAGAGTGAGAGTGACAGAACCCACATATCATGGCGAAATATCCAACATAATCAACAAAGCCACCACAGTCTCAGCTACTGATTCAGGAAGCAGTAGTAGCAACGTATTCAATAGAATAATCGTGGAACATGGCATAGGTTTCTATGACAAAAGCATCAGTCAGAATGTGTATGCTTCGACTAGAGATGAAATCGTAGCCATCGCGGTTAGCAACATCAAGCCCTTCATGCTCAAGGGGTTAGACATAGGACATACTGCTGAATTCTCAAACGGAGTGCCTACGAATGACAATTACATTCGTCATCTGACTCCTGAGAAAGAAAGCAGGGTGGCCGTGATAGACTCCCCTGCTGCGTTGGTTAGTGCTGGTGGCCCCAATCAGATTCTAGTGCATTATAACGCCATAGATTTGACGGGAGAAGTAGTTGCAGGAACGAGTCTAGCATCCGGTGGGGTCAGCACGAAGTTGCAAGCCGATCATGCGACAGGAAATGCGGCCTATCTAGTCGTGTCTAAGACCGTTCCCTGTGGTAGTGCCGTCTTTGGTAGCCGGACTGTCTCAGATTGGCTTAGACGGCCTTATTCGGGCAATCAAACAGACGGCGATGCCATACTTCTGACAGTCACATCTCCTGGGGGTTTGGTGAACCTGCCGACAACCAACTTCAATGACAAGCCAGCATCTCACACCTTGACATCAAACCCAACGGGAGACATCACACCATCTCCTTTCATCAATATCGAAGAAACAGTCTATGGATTAGGAACCGGAATCAAAGGATACGGCCCGCCACAACCAATAGCAAGTACGAATACACCAGATGACAGTAGTAATTCTGATTTCCATATGATGTATATCTCAACTCCACCAGGAACAAGTCGCAAAACACACACTAGCACGAAATTGACACCTCCATCCTTGCGAAGGTCAAACTTCACGATGATGGATGTGATAGACAATGAATTGACAGGCAACTCAAACTTCGTTCTTGCACATCCATCCAATCGTGCAAAGTGTTGCACCTTAGATGATGTAGCGGATGCATCGACATCGCCTCTCGAAAGCTCAACCGCCACACTAGAGAAGACTTTGATGAGAGGTAGGATAGAAGAGATAACTCCACAGATGGGAGAAGGCGAAGGAGAATCTATGGTGACGATTAGAGGGCGTTCAATACTGATGGATGTAATCGACCATCGTTCCTCAAGGGACTTCAACATAGGTCAAGGCTCACCTGTCAAAGAGATAGGAGATCTCGGGACTCCTACTGTGACTATGACTCTTGGGGGATTGGGACAAGGCGGAGTGGACATACAGCCCACATACGCAGAACACCCGTTCTTGCCTGGGTGGAAGGATAAGATTGTAGGAGCAGGAAATGCATCGGTTCGCAACGACAAACAGACTTCGACATACTATGCTTCAACAAGAGCCGTCACTGAGATACCGTTGTTCCCTTCTATGTTCTTCGATGTCGATGCACTAGCCGCCGCAGATAACGATGCAAGGACACCTTTGCCATCAGACAAGAGATTCAAGATGACTGTGGATTGCACTATGGCTACCAACAGGCCGGAAATGAGGGACAACGAGTCACGTTTTGCAGTTGATTGGGGCCAAGTCAGCCCTGTTGCTTCATTTGAAGTCACAGACCAATTGTATTCCTGGGCATATGGTGAAGGAAGATGGGTAATGAGATGTCAAAGGCCATCCGTGCAAGCCGTCATCACAGCAACAAGCACCAATACTCTAACTGTGGATGATGTGACTCCTTTTCTTTCTGCAACAGGTGAAAGAGGACTTGCGGCAAACGCATCCGACACCAATTTCTATGTCACAATTGGAGAGGGAGTTCTAAATGATGGCTATGGAATCATGATAAAGGTGAATAGCATCAACTCAGGCAATAATCAACTACTCGTTGATGGGGTGGAGTTCAACCCACAAGATACCTCTAGCAACACGGCGAGTCACACCAATCAAGTATCGGACATAGATGCAGGAATGACTGTCACATTGGGTGGCTACATCATCTTAGATAGTGCTCAAACAGTAGCCTTAGACACTCATGATTTCATCATATCAATACACGATGAGACTAGCTCAAAAACCAACCTTACGACACCCGTTGTGGCAAGCACTATTGCGGATGCTGTTAAGGCACTCATGGGCCTCAACTCATCAGCAGTCCATGTCGATCCGAACAACTCATCACGATACTTGATACTAGACGGGCCAAACATGGAAGCGTTTGAGTGGGACATATTGGAGAATCATGAGTCTGCAAACGATAGACAGTCACTACACCCAATAGTGTGTCAAACCAATTATCTTGCATTGAAAGGGAAGAAGTCGGATGGAACCGCTTTGGAATACGTCAGACCATTAGAGATTGATTTCAGTGATGTCGCCAACACAATGGGTGAGTTCAACTTATGCGTGGATGAGGTCGTCAGAAGAATCAACATGGCGGGACACCCTCAAGCCAAGAATAGTCAAGGTGGTAGTGCCTTTGACCCACCTGCTTTGTTCCCATCCGTAGCATCCAACAAAGATACAGGAACCCACATGGGGTATGTTCGAGCCTTCATAGGAACAGGCACTGAAAGCAGGGATGGAGAAGCAGGTGTGTCAATCGTCATACATAGCACCGTGCCTGGTGCTTCTGGTCGCAACTTCAATGTCAGACTCAGTAATCAGACTCCTTACACCTACAAACCTGTTCAAGTTGTCGGCTACGGTGGATTACTAGCAAGCAACAGCAGATTGTACCAACCCAACCTGATACCCTCTCCGATGCCAATAGGAGCCGATGGAGAGACTTTCGTACCCATATCGACATTTAGGGGCGCACCGTCAGGAAGTGCCTTAGATTCGGCCAACTCTATACGTTCATACAATGGTCTTGGTGGCTCAATCAAAGTCACTACTGTTGCAAGCCCTGTGGGTAATGATGTAAATGGAACACTCCAAGTCGAATCAACGGGTGTGCTTTCCACAAACTCCGTTAATTTAACAGGGACTTCTCAAACTATACCCGTAGGTACTGTCGATGCGACTACTAAGTTCAGAGTGGGAGATAAATTGTACGACAACGAACATAGGGACTTGGGAGCTATTAGTGCTCTGACTGCAACTTCAATCACGGTCTTCGGATTACCAACACCCGTGATATACCAGAATAACGAGAATTTTAGAAGAGATACACAGATGACTAGCCCGACTCTTGCGGACTTCACCACTCAGACCGCATTCACTCATATAGCAGTAAGCACTAGCACTGAGGATTACCTAAAGAGAATCACACAATACATGGGGCCGAATAAGAAGGGGATATTGAGAGTCGGATCTATCGTAGCAGACTTTGATACTATTGACCAACAAAGAACCGCTACAACGACTGCCATCATGACCAATTGCTTCCTCATCCGCAATGTCGTTCCTCGTGGAGAAACGATGAGCGAATTCATTCAGACATTCTATGACACAGATGGTGCAGCAATAGACGGAGTTGAAATCGAATTGATTTATCCTGGGACAGACGCAGAAGGAATCGTGTATTTCGGTGGTGGACACACAGGAGTCACATTCGACATCAGCGATGGAACCGCAAACGATTACAGCGATGACTTCCTCCACCACTACTCAAAGGGGCCAACGGGTTTCTCAGGATTCCAAAACCTGCACGAAGTCAGCACGGCATCTGCGGTGTTGGACTTCACCGATATAACGAACAACGACACCATCAATGACAACACGCTTAGAGGAATACATCACAAGCTAACAGAGGGAACAGACGGTGCATTGGGCAGGGCTTTGTTCTATGCTAGGTTGAACGAGAGTAGCGTAGTAGTGCCGACCACAACCGTAGGGACTCCCTGGCACTTGAATGACTCGTACTTCATAGAGGACTTGTACGGATCGAAACTGAGATTGGTCAGAGGATTCATCGGTGAACTAGCCGTTGCATTAAGTGGAACATGGAGTACCATGTATATCAAAGCCCAAGAAAGCACGTTGGCATCTGACATGGCATCGGGAGCCACGTCAATCACTCTTACAGATGCATCAAGATTCTATGTAGGGACAGTTTCCTCACTCAACCAAAATAGCATTATGATTAATACCACCCACTGTAAATACTCAGGCAAAAACGGCAACACGCTAACGGGTGTCACACTTGCAAACGGCAACGCAATCAACTTCACGGCTACTGCTGGCGATACGGTAATTGGAGAAAGTGCCGTTAGGTGGGTAGTCGAACCAAATCAATACACATTCTCAACATTCAATGGCTATGTGTTGCTAGACAATGGCAATGCAGAGTCATTCACATACACAGGTGGCAGTAGTGCTGCTCATGATAACAAATGGCAAATAAACAATGTAGCAGGTGGAGGTTCTGGAGCCGCAGCCGCAGGGAACAAAGTGATGTTCCGAAGGAGGGCAGCAATGTCCACTACTCAATCAAACGGCCCTGCCGTCAGTGTCGATAGCTCGGACAAGGGAACGGAGTTTAAGGGACAAACTGCCATCATAGCGCATGACTTCGACCAGGATACTGCTACTCACAATGTCGAATACGGGCCTATGAAAGACTTGGATGTCACTAAGGATCACACAATTAGCGTGTGGTTCAAACCAACAGACACATCATTTGCTAGTGATGCAGAAGTGGCAAGTGGCCCTCTCATCTCGGGAGTCGATAACGGAGGCAAGTTTTGGGGCTTATACATCTCAGGCAAGCGCAACAATACGACATACCAATACTTCAGGCCATCGTACATCTATTACGATGGCTCAAACTACAAACTAGCCACAGTCAATATCACAGTAGGAGGTTTGCAAGTCCAAAAAGGCACATGGACTAACTTGATTGTCAAGGTGACAGATGGGGTGGTCGATTTCCGTGCAGGGAACACTACGCATATTCGTTTCAAGCACTATCCAAATGGTGGTAGTAGTACGGCAAGGACACACGATGTAACAGGGATGGTGAGTTTGACAGGTGGCTCAAACCTTCCACCGAATGCACCAGGCTATCCCAACAATGTCCGTTCTCTCTCATCAGCAACGGTCACGATGGTCAAGGCACAATTGCCTCCAGACTTGTCTGATGGCACTCCTAAAACGAACTCCTTGTTCATCGGCCTCTCAACAATAAGGAGAAGCATACTGAAAGATGTCTGGTCTAATCTAACAAGCAATAGCTCAGGGGCGGTGGACTTGGTTGTTGGCACTAATGATGGTTTGAATAATACAGATGATACGACAGCAAACAACAATCCTTTCATGAACAACGTATGGTTATTCAAAACGGCCTTGTGTAATGTTTCTGTATTCAATTACGCCCTTCCTGATTCTGAGTGTGACAAGATATTCGCTGCAAGAGGTGTGTGGTAATGGCACGTTTCACCAAGCAGATATATCCTGCTAGGGCAACGCCCCTTGCCTCTGCGAGTGGCTATCCTGCAAGCGGATTCTTCGCTATGCACATCACTTACCCTGACACAGAGTACGATGATGCCGTGACTGATTGGGAGTACGGCACGAACACCAACGACCAATGGAAGCAGGGGCTGACAGTGATTGTAAGGACACCATTGGCTACCGCTTCTGCACCTTCTGAGGACACTAACGTAATCGTGGTAGATCTCAAGCAAGCCGCAACAGATGATACGAATAGCAAGACCTACGACTTAGGAACAGAGGAAGCCACTAGGCTAATAGCGGCTAAAATCAACAGTCGCAGGGCAATTCAACAAGGAGAGCATAGCAAGACTAGGTATCTCCGAGCTAGATATGTGAGGATGTCAGGGAAGCCAACCTATTCATCCACAGTCGCTTATGCAAAAGACGCACAGACGCTTCGAGTGGAGTTAGATGGTGCTTACAGGCACGGCTTCCCATCAGGTACAGCATCATCGGGTACGATAACTTACAATGATAGCAGTCACACAAACTTGTCATTGACATACACGGCTATTACTCCTGTTAGGAGAGGCGGTAGGCAAGATGACTCATTGCCAAAAACGCAGACCACACTCGTTGATTTCACAATATCTGGTGGCACTTTGCAATCTTTGATTTCGCAAGTCGGAGGATCTTATCCTGAGATAATTAGTGGTGCTACTGCTACGATAACAGGAGAACCGGCAAAACACACAGTTGTGCTAACTTGGGAAACAACCACTCCCAACGCCGCAGGTGGGTATTGGGCTGCAGCTAATGGTGGGCCTGTATTCCAGGGAATAGGTGCTTCCGTACCTACTTGGTATCTAGGGGCGAAACCTATGGATGGTGGAAACATGGGCTTACCTGCTCCTAATTACGACTCAAGAGGCTCAACTGCCACCGCACACTCATCCGGTCACGGATATGTCAGATTCAGCATTGAGGGTTTGAACTCCTGCAATCTTCCAGACATACCCCCTCCTGACTATACAGTCACCGAACCATCCATCGCACATATCACCAAAGCCGACTCAGATACTACGGGTTCTAGCAATATCAAACTAGCAGATATGGAATATGGGACATCATTCCCTGCATCATCGGGAGATATGCTCCATCTTAGTAATGGATATAGGGCAACGGCCACAAACAACTCCAACAATATGCTCTCTAATTCATATGATAATTTAACCAATGTCTCATATGTTGGAAACTTTGAGAGTGCAGGTATTGATGGGGATGATAGTGTCAATGTTCCCCGACCCATATTCTCATCAAAGACTCTCAACACCTCTAGGGTATCAGGTCTTCAAATCTCAAATGAAGAGAGAGTGTTCGAGGACATCATCACCACAGACGACCAGGGAAACAAACTGACCTTGTTCGGCAAATCTCCCTTCGGGGTGGTCATCAAGGACTATGCCGTACAGAACACTAGGATTGACCCTACTACGGGTGAGGAGATTACAGGGCCATCCACAACAGATGGGAAACTAACTCCAAATATGCAGATACAACTACCAAACCCCTCAGAGATACCAGGAGAGGTATTTGTCAGAAGCGGACATGACCGCATCCAAGCCTACTCTAACCTAACTTGGGGGATGGGCGGTCTAACGGCTCCTGACCCTCGCAGACCAGGCGTAGCAGAGGCATCAGGAGAGGCATCGCAGTTCGACACTCACGACAGGATGCTAATTTTCCACGTTCAGAGGCTTCTGCATCCCGATATGGCGACCAAACAGGGCTTGACCCCCCACACTACTGCCGGAGCCGTTCCAAGCGGCACAACACGTTTATTCTCAGCTCACAGGATAACCGACCACGCAGAGCGAGGCTCAGTCCTAACGCAGACTAACAACGGAACGGCAACGGGATACCCCTATCCGCACCACAGGATACGCTTTGCAAGGCAAGGACACTCGTTCGTGACCCCAATGACTCATAGGGGTACTCCTGCGGCTATGAGGCGACAGTTGCATCGTTCTCACGGATCTTCCTACTCTCTGCTATTTGAGGCGGAAACCGAGAACAAACATCACGTCTTCGGCTCTGCCAAATCCACCAACAGTTCAACAGTCTTTGAGTTAGATACGCTTGAAGTCAAAGACGAGAGTGGGTACAGGTCAAACGGCTCTTTCTCTTCAGATGGCGTTCCTGCTAGTGAACAAGACGGATTCAGGCTACCTGATGTCAAGGCAGTCTATTCGAGCGTCACCCCGAGAACGGACATTGACTACCTCGTTGCCCCTGGTCAGGAGCAAACT